GGGGGGTGGTTGGATTTTCCAACCGCTCCAAAGCAACCCAATAATTAGACGTATATTCACAATAACGCACCTTATTTTTTTCGTACTCAAATTTATTAATATATTGCTTATCAACTAATTGTTTGAGCAACTTAATAATCGTGCTTTTATCTAATCCCGTCCATTCGATAAGATACCGCAATGAACCCTTAAAACGACTTTCGCCGTCTTGACTAAAACCATGTATCAAAGCGAAAACCAACAATTCGTTACCTTTCAATTTAAGTTTCGTAATCATTGGGGCTAATATGGTTATAAAATTGCTATCCCTTATTGTCATTATCAATCTCTTTAAATATTATACTTTTTCCGTCCGTTCTTACATCAACCCCACAATTACAACGCTTGCATATATCCGGGAAACTATCCAAAACACATACATTACAATCCCTTTCGGTATCTTCAACACATATTGCCGTAATATTAAAATGATTGCGACGATTGATATTAATTGTTTCGCCTATTTCCGGCGTAAATTTAGGTTTAATCATTTTTCCCGCCCTCCAATTCTTTAACGGGTTCCCATGCTTTACGTACTTTCAAAACATTGTCGGCACTCTCATTGGGAACCAACGACACAACGGGGAAACGGGAACGGTCGCCCGGTTTTTGCGTCGTGGCAAATTGTACATTCAAATCAAAGATAATGCCTTTGCAAAAGCCCCGTTCAAACAACATACCGTCGAACGTTTCCCGAATTTGCGGGATTGTGGACGCCGTACCCTTTGTTGCGAATTGCCAAACCCCGGCAACCCCACGAACCAAAGGAACAATAAAGTTTAGCGTTAATGTAACCTCCCAACCGTCGCAATCCGGTTGGCGGCTCTTTTTATTCGGGTAACGCTTCGTTATTGACTGCATTAAGTTTGGGTATTTCTCGGTTGTCAACGTTTCGTATTTCTTTCCGTCCCATACTTGGAACGTATCGCCATCGCCCGCCGCAATCAATCGCCCGTCGTCGTCCCGGTATTCGTAACGCTCGTTACATACTTTTGCCGGGTCGTCGTCCGGGAAAACAATTTGTATTGTTTGCGGCTTTTCGCCGTATGCTTGCGTAAATAATCCGGCATACTTTCCCGTTGGTATGAAGTAATCAACGCTTTGCGGATAACCGTTTGCGTTTTTCATACCGATTTTTATTTGACCGACACGGGGCAAAATCAAACGGGATTGTTGCGCCTCCGGTCGTTTTATTCTTCCTTTCATCATTCAACAACTTTTATATTTAACTCTAATTTAACGGGCGAATTTTCCCAATTTATATGCGATAATTCCGGGGGTATTTCTCCCAATAACTCAACCGCATCAATCCAAACGGGGCTATCAAAATTCCGTGTACATCTTTCGGGTTTTTCCGTATGTATAATTGCCCGTCCGTCCTTATCAACTGCATAATATACTATATTCATAACAATCAAATTTCGGGGTCGTCGTTCAACATCTTTTTCCTACTCTCGTTTTTGGGCTTTTTAGGCTCATTTGCGGGCTTTACTTTCTTTTCCGTGGTATTACCCCGCTTTGCGGTCGTTTTGCCCGTGGCGGCTTTCTTTTCTGGCTCCTTTGCCTTTTTGGGCGCACGTTTAACAATGGTTGTTTTCTTTGGCTCCTTTTCCGGTTCCGGTGCATCCGCCTTGACTTTCTCGGCGGCGTCCGTACTTTCGTCCGGGGTCGCCTCCTTTGGGGCTTTCGTTTTAATCAATTCCGCCAACGATAACGATATTACGTTTTGCGTCAAATCCGGGGCATTATCCAACAATACCATACCATTAACCGACGTAAACGTATTGTCTTTCTTTTCGTCCTCAATCGCTGCAATCTCTAACAGATACGGGATTTTCCGTATATTGGGGCTATCCGTTTGTTCTTTCAAATTATACGACGGACGTTTGCGCCAATCTTTCGGGCTGAAATTGAAAATACGGGTTACGGGGAATTGTTCAAAATTGACGTTCCACATATCCCGATACATTCCTAATTGTATTTCGCTTTCCTCGTAAAACCCTTTGCGTCCGCTCTTAAAATCGACGATTGCGTTAATACGTTCGTCCCCGCCAATCTTTGCCAACATGGTACACGGGCAATCAATCATTCCGGCATACTTGTAATATGGATGCACCAACGCAATTTCAACCGCCAACGGGCGTACATCATAATCCAATACGAATTGAGCAAACGCCAATACGTCCTTTTTCAAATCGTCGGCGTAATAAATAAAGTCGTCCGGCAATCGGTAAACCTCAATATATTCTTTTAGTTTGCCTTTCAGCCCGTCCAAATCATAAGCCCGGTTAATTAATAATTCCTCAAATGCGGCGTGCATGAATGTACCATACGCCGCCCGTTCGCCTTTGTATCGTTCCGCTTCCTCAATTCCTTTGCTTGCAATCCATTGTATCAAATGCGGGGCTTTTGGCAACGTTTGGGATAATATCGTTGTAACCGACGGGAAAAACTCCGGGTTCCCGTTCTCGTCGTATCGGTAATAGTAGCGGTGTCCCTTACTATTCAATTGCCAAACCTTGTACGGGGGTTCAATCAACGTTTTTTCATCAAAAAACATTGCCGTCATTTCCTCAACCGTCATGCCCGGCAATATCTCAAATATTCCGGTTGGTTGCTCAACCTCGACCGCTTCAAACGGGGGGATTATTTGTTGTTGTTCCTCGGTAATTTCCGGGAATTGGTCGGCGGGAACGGCTCCCAAATTTTCGACCGTCTTTTGTACCGGGTTTTCCGGTTTCTTTTTGTTCGCTCTCATTTTCTACTCTTTTTTAATTCTGAAAATCCACATAATACCATTACGGCACACATACCCGCAAACATCAATTGCCACGGGTTCCACAATGCGCCAATCAGACAAACAACGCCCAACGTTCCAAACGTCGAAATAATCGCTTTCGCTTGGAACCTATCGGAAAACATAACGTCCGCCATACGTTCAAACCATTGTAACCCGTTATTCTTCATATCCAAACAAATAATTAGGGGTGCAATTACACATTTCGCAAATGATAACAACCCATTCCGGGCGTATCTGTTTGGTCGTACCGTTACATAAGTTAGTCATATTAACTTGTTGTGCGCTTTCGGTGCGTCCCTCCCATAAACGGGCGGCAACCTCTTTTTTATAAACCTTAATCCCGGCGGTTTGCGCCCGTGCGATTGCCTCGTTTACTCTTAATTTCGTCATTTCTGCCATTTCTTTAGTCTTTTATTGTTAATAACTCGGTTCGTTACTCTCTTTGTGTCCGCAATGCGTACACGTTTTTTCCTCCCAAATTGCGGTATATTCCGGCGGGGTCAAATATCCGTCGCCTCCGGTCTGTTTATATTCCCCGTCGGTAACTTCCATTTCGCCGCCGCACTCCGGGCAATCTTCATTACCCATTAAATCCAAATCCGGGACAATGAAATATATCCGTTTCAGATACACGCCCAACGCCTCGGAAATCGCCGCATAACAATTGGCGGTTTGTTCCTCGGTTACGTCCTCGTTTATTGCATCGAAAACGGAAACGCCCCAATTGTCCGGGTCGTCCTCAATAACTTTGTTTTTGAGTAATTCCGAAACGACAATTTCGGAAACTTGTTTGGCTGTTTTCCCGCTATCGGTCGCCAATTGTTTTAATAAATCGCTCTCTTTTATTCTCATATCTTTGCCGGGTAATCCCCCGGTGGGTTTTTGTTTCTGCAAAAGTACAAATAAAATCTATATTACCAAAAATAAAACCTTTTAATATTTTATTTATTCAATGTTGGATGCTTGTAATACAGATAAAAAAGCACTAATTTTGTTGCACCGCATAACCTTACAACATCGCTCTCAGTTACTGCGTACCAACCCCCGGCGTTACTTCATTGCGTCGGGGGTTTCTCTTTTAATCATGTATTCCAAATTCACAATCCCCCCATTGGTCGAAATCCGCCCCGTCATAACTTAACGGGTAACGTTCCGGTTCCGGGCAATCCGTCCAACATTCCCGGCGTGCATTGTTTAGGGCGACCCGTTCCGGGTTATATCCGGGTTTATTCTTTTCTCTCAATTGGGCGGCGCAACTCTTACAACAACAACGTCCCCAACCCCGGCGTAAATTCCGGGTATCGGCGTTATATTCTTTGCCGCAATTATCGCAATTTCTTTTTATCATTGCCATATGTTAACCCTTTGTAAATCCCTTAAATGCCACATGGTAAACGTCGTATTGTTTCCCGGTAACATAAAACTCAATCATACGTTCCGGGTTCCCGGCGTCGTTTATCGCAATGGTTGGGTATGGTTCCCCCGGCAATTGATTATAATCGCTTTCAATGTCCCGCAATCCCTCCGGGAAATCCGAACGGTCGGCGGAAAAATACCGGGTTAAACTCTCTTTTATTCGGTTCAACATTTCGTCGCCGTGCGGCTCATAATGCGCTTTTATCTTATCTTGTTTTCTTAATGCAAATCGCATGGTTTCCAAATATTTTTTTGAAACGTCCACGACCTTTGCGCACGTTTCCGGGTTAAACATTCCTATATGCGTGTATTCCGTTGGTAATCCTAATTGCTCGGATAACCATTTGTACGCCTCGGAACGCTTCATTAATTTACGCTTATATATTTCGTCAAAATATCGGTGCGCCTCAATCTTACATCGGCGTAACTCGGCGTTTGCTAAACGCCCCTTTGCTCGGTCGGTTCCTGCATGAACGCCAACATACGCCCGGCATTTAGGGCAATAGTAAATCATTCCGTAATCAATGCCGTAAACCTCAATACTATTTTTGTACTCGGTTGGAATATGACAATACGGGCAAATCTTACCTTTCAATATTTCCCGTTGTTCCTCTGTTAATATCATTTTTGCCCTCCTTAATCACTTTGCAAAACTTATAATATTGGTCGTGTCGGCTCTCAACTTGACAAAGCAACCCAATATCGTTGCCGTCCAATAATAGGTTTAACATATCGCCGGGGTTGTGCCGGGTATAAAGCAAAAATAACCCGCCGTTTGCATTTTGGATTATCTTATATATTTCTTAACTTAATCGGTAACGTTTCGTTTTATTCATCGCTCTAAATGATTATGCCGGGGGATTGCGCCCCCGGCTTGTTATTACTGCAAATACGCAATTGCGTTTAATCTTTCCTTTTCCTTTGTTGCGCTCTCAACGTTGCGGGCAATCCATTGTTCGGCGGGGTTCTCGGCAATCCATTGTTTACGATAATCCGGCGTGAAATAAGCAACTATTTTTTTGTATGCCTTTTCCGGGTTTGCCAATATTTCCGTCGCATGGCTCAACCATTTGCCGTGGTCGCCTTTGCCGATTAAATCCAAACGACCGAAATAAAACGACCCGTCGGCGGTACACGCCACATATTCACGGGCGGACGTTCTTTTTGATACAATCGCCTTACTATCGGCGTCAATAACTTGGTACTCGTATTTCTTTCCCTTTACTTTCTTAACTAAAATGTACTTTGCCATGATTGAAAATTTATATTGTTCTGGGGAAAACGCCCCGTCGTTGTTTAATGATAATAGAAAGTGATTTTAACGCCTCGGCGCAATTTGCAAACCTCTTTGTCGCCGTAACAATTGAAAGCACGTTTTAATAAGCGATTGACTAACTTAATATCGCCGACAATCTTTATTAAACCGGACACGCCAACCAATACATTAACCTTTTTGCCGTTTACAATTCCGTTTACCTTAATTTTGAAATTGCGGTTAATCTCTTTTGTTGTGTAATCTAATCCGTTATAAATGCTTTGAGTATTCATTGTTTCGCTCTCTATTTTCCGGGAAAATGCCCGGTCGTTCTTGTTTGATGATGCAAACATACAACCTTTATTTTAATTACCAAAGGTTTTATCTTTTATTTTTGGCTTAAACTGCAAAAAGTTTTGTTTTTAGTTCCAAAAGAGTTATTTTCTTGGAATTTTCTATTTAAGCGACTTTTGCAAGCGGGACGGGTAAATTATCCACTTTGAAATAAAATGCCCGGAAACGGGCTAAAAATGGCTCAATAGAAAAAGGGGTTGCAACGCCTTGTTACAACCCCTTTGTTATGTCTATTATATATATTCCCAATTATAACCCTTATGTTTTTTCATATGCCCTTTACAACATCGAATTATCAATGTATCGTTAAACCCATCTTTTTTGGCTAAATGGATAGATTGATATGTTTTGAAGCAAATTCCGTTTTTCATCATCTTAACGGGTTTTGAATTTGGATGCAATACGCCCTCTTTACCTTGCATATTTTTTGCGTTATTTTCGCTCAATCGCTTTTTCGTAATAGGATTATTATTATTTTCCAAATATGTAACCCAACGCAAATTATCTGCATGGTTATTGGCTCGGTCGCCGTCGATATGGTCAACACATGGTTTGTTTTCCGGGTTCGGAATGAAAGCCGCCGCAACTAATCTATGTAATCGAAACGTTTTGCGCATCCCATTACATAAAGCAACGGTTTTATATCTATTCCCGGAACCGCATATTTTCAAAACCAATTGTTTCTTAATAGATTTTACATGCCCGTAATTACTCACTTTATACAACCCTATATATCCGGGTACATCTTTCCAAATTTCCATTATACAACCATTTAAGTAAGCAACCAAAAAAGGGAAACGGGGAAAAGTGGTTGCATCTTTTTTCATCCGGTAGCTACTCCGAACTATCCCCGTTTGCCGCAAATATAGTTATTTTTCTATTGTTATAACCTCAAACCCGGTAATTTTTGTATGTGGATTTTTTGAAACAATATCAAATTCACGGTTTTTTATCCGTTTTGTTTTCCATAGGAAATTAAGAAAACGTTTATATTGTACACTTTCCGTTATTAAAAGGCTATCCCGTGTTATAATTTTGCCCGAAAACGTATTATTTATAATACAACCGTCAAAATCAACCCATTTGTCGGAATACTCAATACAATGTAAAACTGTCGTAACCGTGTCGCCGGGCAAATATACAACACTATCCCGGACGGTTGCCCGCAATTCGTTGATTGTTTCCATTTGGGTTGTTGTAACCCGTTCCAACTCCCGGTTCTTTGTCTGCAACGTCTTTATCAACTCCGCATCGCTCGCCCGGTATTTTTCAAACTCTGACAATTTCAGTTCCAAAACCCCAACTTTGGCGGCGTTCAAACTATCTTTCGTTTGGTACCGGGAAACTTCCTGCAATAACGTTTCCGTGTTGGTTCTGTATTTGTCCCTTTCCCCGGTCAACGTATTAATCCGGGAACGTTGCACCCATATAGTGACAACGGCGGAAACCGCCAAAGCAATTGCCGCTATTATTAAATATTTTTTCATAAGATACGTTTTATCGCTTCATAATGAATTTTTGCAATACGTTCACGCCCGGCGTCTGACAACATAAAACGGCAATCTTTTTCGGTATCCATGAAAAAGTTTTCAGATAATACCGCCGGGCAAACCGTATGTTTCAGAATGTAAAATTGGTTTTCTTTGTCCGGGTCGCCGTCGGTATGGTCAAAGCGCATTTTCCAACCATCCGGGGCAAACTCTTTTTCCGCCTCATTACAAAGTACGGTTGCGATTGCATCCGCTTTCGTTTGTCCTACGCTGGTATAACATTCCCACCCGGTGCCGCCTCCGGCGTTCCCGTGAACGCTAAACAAAACGGCGTTGTTGCCGCAATCCGCATGGATAACGTTTGCACGGCGGCAACGCTCCGGTAATGATACGTCGGTTTCCTCCGGTACCAAAATTTCAAACTTTACGCCATCGGCTTTTAACATCGCCGCAATACGGCGTACAATGTCACGGTTAAACTCCCATTCAAACAATTGGGAACCGTCGCCCCAAACCGGGGAACGTTTCCCGGCGGTTTCTTCGCCGTGTCCGTTGTCTAAAATAACAATAGGTTTCATTTTCTTACCTCCTTTTCTTTATCGTTAATAATATCGCTATCGTGTTCCCGTTGGTATCTCTCAATTATCGGTTGCCAATATCCCGGCAATACCCGTGTAAACTCCAACCGGATAACGTGATAAATAATACGCAACGCAACC